ACGACTCTCTGGTACTCCGCCGCCAGCTCGTCGTCAGCGATCACCAAGTCATCCCCAAGGATGACGTACGGTGCCGTTGACGGGTCTCCCTTCCAGAGGGAACGTACCACTGCGTGGTGCGTTAGCGCAAACGCCGCGAAGGATGCGACAACCCCGAGGGGTTGCCCTACCTTCCAAGCGATGTGCGCCTTAGCACTACCAGGGTACTCCACCTGGGCAGGAATCCGAGCTAGGATCGAGAAGGTGTTCACCCACATTCTCCAGTTCTTGCTCGGGTTTAACCCAAGCAAGACGGTGCGGGTGAGTGCTAACGGGAATCGATCTGTGGCGGAGGAGAGGTCAAACGAATAAACCGTTCGACCCTCCCTCAACCATTCGATCACCCGATTTGCTCCTTTCACCTGTTCAAAGGTGCAGTCCTGTGGTATCTTGGTGAGAGCGCCGTAGAGCACTCTCGCCCAAGGCGCCAGCAAGTACTGGACCCAGAACGGAGGAAAAAGGTAGAATCGGGCCTTCCCGTCCGGCTGCACGCGACACCTAATTCGGCCGAGGGTGTTGGGTATCAACCCATGACCCTTTGGGAGCCTTATTGGGATCACTGGTATTTGCCGCAAGGCAAAAGGCCAGCGACTCCAAAGGTCCCACCGGTTGGCCCATTGGCTAAGCGTCCAGGAACCATGAGTGAGTTCTATCCACTCAGTGGATATGGACCCATCAGGGTTCCGAGACCTCAGCATCAATGGGTCAGGTACCGGGACCCACTGAGGTAGTCGCAGCTCCGGGAAACACTCTCGCACTGGTCTACGCCCTACGAATCCCCAAGGGATTTCGCAGAACGGACTTGCTGTCGGGAGCGATCCGAGCAATTCACTAGAGAATGGTGCCGTGACCGCCTGTTCGAACTTCTGCACATCCTGCGGCGTTGGGTCAGCGTGTCGAGGGCCTAAGCCCGTAAACACCCGCCACAACTGTAGCAGCTGTGCGTAATGTTCGAACCGACCCGTCCTAGCAACCCTCTCGGGGTAGGCCAGATATCTGGCGCTTATCCACGGAGGGCGCTCGGGCTCTTCCCCAGCCCTTAACTTCAAGAGGTACTGAACGACGAGTTTGCATCGTTCAGCAGCCCACTTGAAGCCGGAATGGGAAATCCACCGCTGTACCGCAGCAAGGACTTGCTTACGGTACGGCGTGGCGACGAGGGGGAGCATGGCGTATGCTTGCCTTGCGGCGGTGGTGCTCATAGGAGT